AAACGTAAGAGTCACAAACGTAAGAGTCACAAACGTAAGAGCCACAAACGTAAGAGCCACAAACGTAAGAGTCACAAACGTAAGAGTCACAAACGTAAGAGCACACGTAAAGGAATGCGTAGAAAAACTGCGCGTCGTGCCTATATGTTTTTATAATTAATATAATTTAGTATATTTTTATATTATATAAATTTTTATTATATTTATATAATATATAATGGGAGGTTGTATGGAACAAGGTGGGGGTCGTCGTAGACGTTCCCATAAAGTTAAAAGATCACGCAAAGTAAAGCATCATAAAAAAAGCACCCGTAAAGGAATGCGTCGTAAAACAGCCCGCCGAGCTTATATGAGATAAGGCATGACTAGATGTTCTTACAGTTAAATATATATTTATCTAATATTATATTATTAGATGAATAAGACAAAAAAATATAAAAAAAAAATTAAAAAATATCGATCAAAAAAGTTTAGTAAAAAAAAGTTTACTAAAAGAAACTTTAGTAAGAAAAAGTTTATTAAAAGAAAATTTACTAAAAGAAAATTAACTAAAAATAATTTAATTCAAAAAGGAGGATCTGATGCATTCACTGATACTGTTAATATTGCACAAGGTATAGGAGGTGGATTAGATCTATTTAATCTAGCTGGTTCAGCAACGCAAGCAATTTTACAAATGATGGGGAAAAAAGTAGCTAAAAAAGCAGCTGGCGAAGCGCAAGTAAAAGCAGGAGGTGATCAGGGACCAGAAGCAAAGGGTGAAAATACTTCCCAGGCAGCATCTTGTGGCGGTCTTCAAAAACTTGCAAAGCTTTCACAGAGTCCTTATGCACAATATGGATTTGCTGCCATTGGTGCCGGAGCGGGTTTAGGTGTAGGTTTAGATAAAATATTTACAAATCAATCTCAACAAGAAAAAATAACTACAAATTATAACACTAATACAGCAGCAACTCGGCAAAGTCAGGGTGCAGCGAATGATTCTGCTAATGCTGAATCTTCGACAGCGAAGGCGGCGGCGGAAGCTAATAAACAAAACTCTTAAAATTAAATAAATATATAAAAATTATTATATCGATATATTTATATGGTAACAAAAAAATATAAATTAAAAAAATATAGATCAAAAAAATATAGATCAAAAAAATATAGATCAAAAAAATATCGATCAAAAAAATATCGATCAAAAAAATATCGATCAAAAAAATATCGATCAATTAAAAAAATTCAAAAAGGTGGTTTTAATACTACTGATGGAGAGACGGCGGGGAGGATAGGTGCAGATATGGGTGCATTGATGTTATTTAAATATCTTCAACCAAAAGGTAAAACATTGACTTCAAAAAGTGAAGCAAAATCAGAACAAAGTCTTGATAAAATGGCGGAGAGAGAAAGTAAAGCCAAAGCGGAAGGTAAAGCTATGCAGAATGATCCAACAACTCTAGAAACACCATGTTTAAAGCAAATCCCAGACTCAAAAAATCAATTAGTTACTTTAGGGTGTAGTTTATTTGAGGCTGCTGGATTAGATATGGTACAACATGGTGTAGCTGGTCAAACAGTTGGGGCATAATTTAAAGTATTTTAATTTTTTAAATTATTAAAAAATTGAAATAATTTAAAATTAAATTAAAATATAAATAAAAATGGCAAAACAGAGCATTGCAATTGTAGTTGATCGTTCTGGATCAATGCGTGGTAAAGAAGTTGATACAGTTGGCGGAATTAATAGTTGTATTGATGAACTTAAATCAACGAAAGAAGAGGGAACAGAAATTAATGTAACACTAAAGTTATTTGATCATGAACAAAATATTCTTTGGAATGCTCAATCATTGGAGACAGTTCCTCTCTTTGAAGTATGTAATTTTGTTCCGCGAGGACAAACTGCTCTTCTCGATGCAATGGGTGATACAATTAAAAGCTATTTTGATATGAAAGAAATGGATAATAATATATTTGATTCATGTTGTATTTATGTAGCAACTGATGGCTATGAGAATGCTAGTAGCAAATGGAGTAAACAATCAATTAAAGAATTAATTAAAAGATCAGAAGAATTATATAATATTAAAGTTATGTATTTAGCTGCTAATCAAGATGCTATTCTAGAAGCACAATCCATGGGTATTGGTGCAGATCGAGCAATTAATTATTCTGATAATGGAGGAGAAACAATCCAAGCAGTATATAGGGCTGCTGCTAGTTCAGCAGTAAGAACTCGATCAGGTCAAGATACAGGTTTTATTCAGGCTGAACGACAGGCATCTCAACCCAGCCATGTCGCATCTCCACCAGTAGTAGCAAGAATGCCAGCAGGAGTTAACGTAGTGGCGGCTTCAAGTGTTGAAATTCCTTCTCCACCACCATCAGCTTATCCAGTTTCCCAAGTTCAATCCTCACCAGCAAGATTATCAGTTCCGATTCTTGACCACGGTACTGTAGATATGGTTAACCAACATAGAATTTTAGATGCTGGAAAAAATAATCAATGGGATGTAGTAGAAGCTATGCTAGATGAATGTTCTGATTTAATTAATGTTGAAGGTGGAAATGCCAAACGCTGGACATTACTTCATCAGGCCGCATATAATAATAATTATAATATTGTAGAAAAATTACTTCTAAAAGGTGCTGACAAAACAATTTTAAATCGGGATGGAAAGCTAGCATCTGAATTAACTACAAATCCACATATTCAATCTTTACTAACTTCTGAACTTGTTGTTGTAAATTAAATTATTAAAATTTAATAATAATATTATTAAAATTTAATTTTTTTTACTTTTATTGAAAATTAATTTAAAACTTAATTAGAGTAGGCAAGACCACCCATACCACTCATGATACGGAGAACATTGTAGTTAGTAGCATAGACACGAACTTTAGCAGTGGAGGTGCCTTCAACTGTGGCATTGGAAAGAACAAGCTGAAGAGTAGCATTGTCAATGCGTGAGAAATTGCAGGTGCCAGATGGCTGGTGTTCTTCAGGACGAAGAGCGAAAGAGTATACGTTAATACCAGTATCGGGATTACGAGTGTGAGCCTGGTAGGGCTGGACAAGATCGAAGTATGTGCCTTCACGTTCAGAGAAACGATCCTGACCATTAAGCTGGAGTTTAGCAGTGACAACGGGATTTTCACCCCAGCAGTGAAGGTATAACGATGTTTCTGTAAGAACAAATGTGCCAGCATCCGAAACAGTGGACTGATCGGGTTCTTGCGGAGTGCGTCCAAGTTGGGGGCCCACGTATACGCCACCACTATCCGCCATGTTACCATCAGGAATATTATTCCAAATCCAGGCACCAGTAACATCTTCAGCACCAGGATCAACAAAGAGACCATCACTTCCAATGAAAGCATTTGAGGCAGGCGCGCCCGTCGAACCGCCACCAGCAACAGAGTTAGGACCACCGAAAGAGTGAACAGCATTGGGAAGAGCATCAATAGCATCAGTGTAATTGAAAGGCTGAGCACCTAAAATTTTATAAAGAGTCTGGCCGCATAAGAGAGAAGCACAGTAATCAACATTCTGATCGGGCTGAACAACCCAGATTAATTCTTTGCAAGGATGATTGAAGTTAAGTTTAATTTTGTTAGATGATGAACCAACCGATTCATCGCCAGTGAACTGAAGCTGTTCAATAAGATATTCATGAGGATTTTGCGCCATACGTCTACGTTCATCAGTGTCTAAGAAAACATAATCAACATAGAGTGAAGCTGCAACTAAAGACTGATTGTATGCAGTTGTAACTTTAACACTTTGATTATCCGAACACTGGCTGGATAAAGTAGAGACAGCCCATAAGCACTCATCAATAGGACGAATATCGAGATTAATTTTAACTTCGTGATATTGGAGAGCAATTAAAGGAAGAGCAAGACCGGGATTGCGGCAATACCAGAAAAGGAAGGGCACATATAAAGTAGTTTCAGGGAGAGCATTGCGGGGAGTGCAAACCTGACGGGGAGCATTCGAGTCGCAAGGTCCATCAATGTCCGAGAAAGAAGGATCAGTAATGAAAGTTAATTGAGTAGTATTACCAATCATTTTGTAGTAACCACGTTCCTGTTCAGCAGTAAGTGTTAACTGATTCCAAATGTGCATCCAGTCACCATATTGACGATCAATACGCTGACCACCAATTTCAACTTCAACCTGAGAGATTAACTGTTCTCCAGGGAAATCAAGCCATCTAGCATAGACTTCATTTTCGAAAGGTTTGCCGGCAGCGGCCGGAAAAGGTAAATGTGGATTATTAGCCATCTGCTGATTAATTTCTGGAAGAGTTACTTGTAAATAAGTTCTAAAGGCAAGATCACCATTACGGCTAATTGTGCAAGTAACACGGCGACCAAAATCAGCCTGGCCATTGAAAGTTTGTTCAATAGATTCCATGGCAAAATTAGTATATCTACGGTAGGTTACCTTCCAAAAGGTAATTTGGGGATTACCTGTAAGGTAAACATCTTGAGCACCATAGGCAACGAGTTGCATTAAACCTCCACCCATATTGTTATAATATTGCTAAAGAAAAAAATTTTATAAAATTAAATTAATTAATTTAATTTTATAAAATATATTTAATATTTAATTCATAAAATATTATATATATTATCATATTAGATTTATATATTATGATATTAGATTTATATTTTATTATATTTTAAAAATAATTAAAATATAAATCTAATTTAAATTAATGAATAATGAAATATAAAATTAAACATTGATAATATTAATATATATTATGCCTACATTTAAGCCAAAAAATTGTAAAAAGTTAGAAATTGATGAAAAAAAAAATGAAACAGTAGCCAGTAAACATAAAGATTTTTTGAATATTTTTTATAATAATGAAACTATAGAAATTCCTAAATTAGAAGAAAAAATTATATATATAGAAAAAGAATTAGATAATTTAAATATTTCTATAGATAAAAAATTAGAATTAGAAGAAGAACTTAAAAGTATTAAAAAAGAAAAATTATTTCTTAAAAATAAAAAAAAAGAGTATTATTTACAGAATATTCCACACGTTTTTAATTATTTTGAAAATAAAAAAAATATTTGTAAAACAGTTGGGAAGGAAAAAAATAAAAGTTTAAATAATTTTTTTAATATTAATAAAAATGAAAATATAAATACAGATATAGATAATTCTTTAACTAGTAGTCAACAATATTTTCAAAATATTACAAATAGTATAATTGATACAAATTCTTTTGTATATTCTACAGATATTTGTAATATCTGTAATAAAGGGGAATTAATTCCTATTGATTTTGAGGGAATATTAGTATGTAATAATTGTTCCAATAATGTTAAATTTTTAATTGAAAATGAAAAACCATCATACAAAGAACCGCCTAAAGAAGTTTGTTTTTATGCTTATAAAAGAATTAATCATTTTAGAGAAATATTAGCCCAATTTCAAGCAAAAGAAACCACACAAATACCTGATGAAGTTCTAGAAAATATAAAAGCTCAAGTTAAAAAAGAGAGAATTGAATTATCTCAAATTTCTAATAAAAAAGCTAAAGAGATTTTAAAAAAATTAGGTTATAATAAATATTATGAGCATATTCCTTTTATTAAAGATAAATTAGGTATTAAACCACCAATTATGTCACCAGAATTAGAAGAAACATTATGTAATCTTTTTTCTTCTATTCAAGAACCATATTCTAAATTTTGTCCTGAAGAAAGAGTTAATTTTTTAAATTATTATTATACAGTATATAAATTATGTGAATTATTGGATCAAAGACAGTTTTTACCCTATTTTCCAATGTTGAAAGACAGAGAGAAAAGAATAGAACAAGATGAAATATGGAAAAAAATATGTAATGAATTAGATTGGGAATTTATTCCTACTATTTAATATTAATTAATTTTTTAAAATATGACATGGATGACATAATATTTGTAAATTAGAGTATTCTGTTTTACCACCATTACACCATTTTTTTATATGATCAGCTTCATATTTTATATTAGTTAAATCTTTTAGACAATTTTTACATTTATTTTTTTGTTCTTTTAATTTATCATCTTTCATTTTTTTATTAAATAATCTATTATTAGTATTATCGTTAGGATCATAATTCTTATCTATAATAGTATCAATTAATTTAATTAAATCTTTTTGAAATATTGCATTTCTTGATTTACAATGCAATTTTTGTTGAATATCAATAGTTAGTATTTCATTATTTAAATCTGTTATAATATTTTGGATATAACGAGTAACATTATACATAAATTTTAATTTAAAACATAATCGACTAATTATAAATTTATAAGGTAAATAATATTTATTAAATGTTCTCTTATCTTTACTAAATATATTTTCACTTTTTAATCTTTCAATAATTTTTAGAATAAAATCTAATTTATTTTTAATTTCTTCTCTGTTATTTATTAAAAAACTATTAACTTCTTCTTCTGTTTCACCAATGTTTTTTTTTAAATAATTATTTATTAATGTAGTTATTGATACCCAACTTGATGGCATATCTTGAGATAAAACAAGTAAAAACATTATTTCTGATTCTATTTCACCTCTTTGATCTTTTTTATTTAAAAATTTATTAAATTCTAATTTGTTTTCTGAAATAATTTCATAAAATGGATTATATAAAACTTTATTAAATTCATACTCATTCAGTGTTTTACTACTACGATTTAAAATTTCATACATATCTTTTCTTTTATTAATATC